TGTTAATACAATCAGCAACTCAGAAGCAGAATCACTGTTAAAGCAATCTACATTAAAATCATCGGTACCGGGTAGTAATGAATTAGCTAGAAGTTTAGTACTGACAGGAGGCGTATTAACTCAATCCACACAAAATCAAAACAATCCTGATGTACTAGATCCCGGTGGAATGAGGAGTGGCATATCTTATGCTAGTAAAACCTCTGCAGGTTCAAGAGCCTACCATGTTTCTAAATCTACAGGCTTTAAACCTATGCCTGGTATTATTAGCGCAACAGTAAAGGCTAAAAATACTTTCGGTACATTAAAAGAAGCATCAGTTAAATTTAAAGTTTTTTCTAAAGAGGATTTAGACGATATCGAAAGACTATACTTTAGAGTGGGTTACGGAGCATTACTAGAATGGGGACATTCAGTTTATGTAGATAACAGCGGTAATGTAAAAACACCTAGCGGGGACCCGGTTGTACCAGATACTACATGGTTTAACGGGACATCACCAGGAATCGTTGCTACTATTGATACACTAAGAAATCAATATGATGGGAACTACGATGGAATGTTTGGGTACATTACTAACTTTAACTGGACCTTAGGTAACGATGGTACTTATGATTGCTCAGTAAAAATAATTTCAAAAGGAGTCATACTAGAAGGACTAAAAGCAAGTAACGTTACAACTCACGCATCTGCAGAAGATCAAAAAAATGATGATCAAGAAGAAGGTCAACAAGAAGCTAAGAGTGTAGTTCACTTTATTAGTGAACGACTAGAAAAAATTAAAAAAGATGATGGCTTCTTACTTAGTTTGCTAAGAGAGGCGAAAGCACCATCTATTGCTAATAAATTTAGACAAGATTGGCCTACAGTAGGATTTAGAGCCTCAGTAGGAGAAGGAAATTATGCGTTTACAAGATTATTTTATAATTCATCTGTTTTTATCAACTACATACCATTAGGAGCATTATTGGACATTGTTAACTCTTTCGAGTTAATGAAAGATCACCACGGGAATGTTATTTGTGGTTTTGAAACAGATTCTCAAGAAAAATACGTATCCTTTCCTGGTCATTACTCATGTGATCCATTGAATGTATTTATTCCTAAAAAAGCTTCCAGTTCTTATCCTTTTGCTAATTTTAGCTTAACTAAACCTAAAAATGATATTATAGGCAAAGCTCAAAAAGCTCTTGCTGGAAAAGAAAATTTGTGTACAAGTATCATGATATCGACTTATTATTTAAAAGATAAGATGGATACTTTTGTAGAAAACCCTGTAGAACCAGGAGAAGGTATATTTGAATTTATTAAATCTGTATTGGCAGGCATTAATTTTTCTTTAGGAGGAATAAATAATTTGGATTTATTCTACGATGATGAAAAACAAACATATGTAGTATATGATAGATCCTTTCCTACTACTACAAGTAGACCAAAAGAAATACAAGTCTCTGGTCTTTCAAGCACAGTACACGATATAAAAGTAGATAGTAAAATTACATCTGAAATGGCTAGTATGGTTTCTATTGCTGCCCAAGGAAATACTGCCGACTACAACGATAATTTATCTAATATCTTGAAGTTTAATGCTGGCTGTGTGGATAGACATGCATTATCTAAAGGGCAAGACGATAAAGGTGGAGATAAGACAGAATCTACTGATGATGCTAAAAAAGAACCTTTTAAAGAAAGATTCGAAAAAGCATGGAAAAACTTAAATGAAAAAGAAGTTATTAATCCCGTTTATTGGTCAGAACTATATAACGAAGCATCAGCTGAACTAAAAAGAGCAATACAGTTAGATAATGCTAAGAATAAAAAACCTAACGGACTACCAGTACCTATCGAACTGTCTATAGGTATGAAAGGTATTTCAGGATTTAAAATTGCTAGTACCTTTACTATTAATACAGATATTGTTCCTAGAAAATATAAAGACTTTGCTTTTTATGTTGTTGGTGTGGATCATGAAATTGGAAGAGAAGGTTGGAAGACTAATCTTCGAGCTAAAATGAGAAATATATAATGGGATACGTACCTAAACATAAAATAAAAGTAGGAGGTAAAGTACCTGGGAAGTTAATTGATCCTTCATCAGGCAGGCAGTATCTAGGTAAATTTGTACAAGACTATAAAGGCAATTACTTTAAAGGTTCTGAAGTTACAAGCAAATCCCAACCTCTAGTATTAGTTAAAGACGCTGCTGCAGAAGAGAAGGCGTTAGGTCTAAGAACAGTTTATGTCAAGCCAACAGCAGAAGACTATAATAAAGGAACGTTTATTAGATACTTTGTAATGGACGCTAGATCTAGAAGAGTCATAGAAGTAGATAAACCAAAATATTTAGAGCAAAGAAAAGAAAATAAACTGTATAGAAAGACTCTAAAAGTAAACTGGTATATAAAAGGTGAATTAGAAGATCAAACAATTAACGGTTATGTATATCCTGGTATTAAAGCAAAGAACCAAGATGTCATTAATCAAGCCGAAAAAGAACTACCCGGTATAGGAAAACAAGTACTTACCAATACCTCTCAGTTTGTAAAAAACTAACTATTAGTTGGTTTATAAACAAAAAATCGTTATATTAAATAAAAATGGTTATACGTGTTTTATATAGTAGAACAAGACGATAAGTTAGACAATCTCGAAAAGCTTGCTAGACTTGGAATTTATGTAGATGTAATCCCATCTAATTACTCCTATCACCCTAAGCTGAATTCTTGTGTGGCAGTCTACATTAGATTAATAGGCTCCAAGCAAGGGTACATAATTCCTATCGATCACGATGAAGGTATGAATGTGTCTAGAGACCGTGTCTCTGCTATTCTTTCTAAAGCTACTAATGTATATACGTTAGATAAAAAGAACCTACTGTATTACTTTAATATACAGTCAGCCATCGATCTTTCGTTACTATACTCAATGACTAAATACGATAAGTTAGAGTATTCTCACGATTTAAATTTTTTCTATAATAAATTTAATAGATTTAAGGAAGTAAATAAGTTAGTTCCTATAAGTAAATTGTTTGAATCATGTGAAAAAGTATACGATAAGGTTAAAGATGTGATCGAATATGACATTCCGTCTGGTTTCGATTTTTATAATAAGACTGCAACCAATGTATTTTACTTGATTGAACAGTCTGGTCTTGGAATCTACTATGAAAATTTTGTGGAAATGTTTAAACCACGTGATCCTTTGTATAATATAGTAGATAATACAGTTTTAACCTCTTATAATTTATACAATGTCACCTCTAGACCAACTAATGCTTTTAATAGCGTTAATTTCGCTGCTATCCCTAAAAGCCCAGAACATAGGAAATGTTTTAGACCGACCGGGGATTACTTTGTTGAGTTGGATTTTGATGGTTATCACCTTCGTCTACTTTGTGAGCAGATTGGGTATGACCTTACAAGCGAATCAGCTCATAAACAGCTAGCAAAACAATATTTTAACAAAGAAGAAATCACGGAAGATGAATATGACCAAGCAAAACAGATTAACTTTCACGCAATTTATGGTAAGATACCAGACAAGTACGCTTTCCTTGAAATCTTTACAAGAATTGATAATTATATCAAAGAGTTATGGAAACGATACGAAGCTGACGGAAAAGTCTTGGCTCCAATTAGTGAAAAACCTTTCACAAGCTCGCTCAAAGACATGAATCCTCAGAAGTTAATGAATTATATTATGCAATCGTTAGAGACTTCGAGAAATATTCTTATATTAAAGGATGTACTAGGGTATCTTAGAGATAAGAAAACTAAATTAGTTTTATATACATATGATGCATTACTTTTTGATTTTCATAAAGAAGACGGTAAAGAAACCTTAGAAGAACTACAGGAGATATTAGAATCAGGGGGTAAATACCCAATAAAATTTAAATATTCTAAAGATCTCTGTTTATAGAACAAAATGATATTTATATGAAAGATGAAAACGTTATAGATAGAGGGTTCGATTACGATATCGATCCCATCCATTTAACTGAAGATATGAGTAATAAACTTTTCTGTACTTTCTC